CGTCTCATTAGTATGCGTAGACCAATGGGTAAGGCAGTTGTAAACCAGCCAAAGGTTCGGCCCGAGGTCGTGCAAATCTTCACGATATCTATAGAGCAGATAATCAAGCAGTGGGGTTCTTACACCTGGAACTGATTGATCTGCGCAAACTGTTCTAGAAAACAATTCTTTGGCTTTTTCTTCATCGCACGGTATCGAGCGCAAGCGATCAAGCAATTCGATATTGCTAGAGAACAGATCGAGCGCAATGCCGATCTTGCCAACCACAGCACCAATATCCAGGCTATTAGTGTGCAATTTCATAGTGTGAAAAGTACGCTCTCCACCAAAAACCAGAGTGTTCCGGCATAAGTCACGATAGGCACCAATGAATTGCTGGAATTTCCAAGACTGGTCTACAGAGTTGAACGTATCAGAACGCAAGCAAACGGCATCTTTTTCGCCGAAACTCTTGGTGTGTGCCAGAAAATGAATTGATCTTTGTACCTTTTTGCCAAACTCATACACATGATCGACAACTTTTACATCATGCCAATCAAGTTCCTTTTGGGCTGTGATCATTTCATTTTGCTGTTGGAAATAATCGGTATGGTTCACAAGCTGGTAGTTACTTTTAAAAGTGCCCATTTTGGCATCTTTCGGATCGGCTCCAACATTGACTACAGCACCATTTGGCAACCTGTGAACGTCATCCGGCCCTAAAGTATTCAAGCCAATATCATCATCAGCGTGCCAATTGCCGTCTAAGTCTTGCCAGCCAGTGCGGCGCTTCTCGAATTGGATATCGAAGGCGGATAGGTCTTGGATATCGTTGTGTTCATGTATTTGTAAGTCTTGCACTGTTTTTCTCCTAGGTTATGAATGGCAATAGCCATCGGTTTCAATACCTAACCACATGCCTGACCAAAATACAATCACACAATCATCGAAAGGCAATAGTTCAACCGTGTCTAGAAATTCCGAATAGGCCATACCCTGATCGTGCATGTGCCATTTTGACACAGGGCTTTTTCCTGTGCTGCAGTTAGTTTCATTCTGTAACCTTTCCATCAATAAAAAATCTGCTGTCTACACTCTTAACGCCCTGCCCCTTTGGCGTTAAACCTACCACAGAACCTTTAGGATCAAGAAACCGTAAATCGTGCTTATCGCCATCAACAACCGGATAGCTCCAAAGTGTTTTAGGTAAACAATTCTTAAAAGCAACCGCTACATTTTTTCCATTTGCAAGAGCTTTCAAGCAATTGGATTTATTTCTACCTGAAAAAGAAAAGGTCAAATCATAATTCGGCAGGTCAACAATTTTGTTAAAACGATTGTAGACTTTTGTATAGTCATAAAATACGGCTTCATTGTAAAGATCAACAAAATGCTTAGCTAGAAACAAATCACTTGTACCATCCAAACGAATGGCCGGTATAAGATTTTCAGACTTGGAATATTTTATACCTCTTAAGATATCCTCCCTTAAATCAGATAGAAAATTTTCCCGATCAACAAAATACCGCTTTGTCTTATTAATCCTAGACCTTTTAACCTGTGGGAACCTACCAAAGCCAGAACCGTATAAACAATCCTCCCTACACTCAGGGCTAGAACCTGCACAAACATTCCAGCCTGATAAAGTATGCGGAGCTAGATATAAAATAAAGTTAAGGTAACCATACTCTATAGACTTGCTAGCCTTGGCGTTTTCGTAACTCAATAATTTAGTGTACATTTTCACCCTCAGAGGAATTTTCAACATCAATATTATCTAAAAGTTTAGATAATGCACGATACCAAAGATCTTTCGCCTCTTCACTTGTAGCATTAAAACAACGCTGTTGTAGATACAGAATAGCTTGCTCTTGTTCTGGGGTCACCTTAGCTCCTCCTCATCGAGGAAATTTCTGTGGTCTTCTGGATGATCAACAATCGCTATAATAGCCCAGCGCGTAGGCAATGGCAAGCTAAAATTTTCGTAAGCTACCTTAGCAATTTTAGAAGATATTTCACCCAGTTCAAAAAGATCATATTTTTGCCAGACACAATATTTGCCGTCTATTCTAAGTGAATACTCTGTGTCCCTATCATCCATTTTCTATATCCCTTACGCCTAGATCATTTAGAGAACTGATCAACAAACTATGATCCATCAACAAATTGATCAACAATTTCCTGTCTACTTTAACAATTTTTGCATTCTTTCTAGCCTTGTCAACAATTTTATACAGGTCATCAAAGTTATCTATGGTAGTGCTTAACAATATTGTATGAGACATAGTTTTAATGCAAAATATCTGACTTTTTTATATCTTCAAACATATCTTCGATCTTATCTATCCCAAATATTTTTTCAAGTTTTTCTTTTTGTTCTTCTGTCAACGAATTTCCAAATTCAACCATCTTCTGCACCATACTTGTTCTTAACTGATTAACAGATACATCACATAGAACTTTATGTAATAGTGCAAAACCTACAATTTTGTCAGGAGCTAGATTCAAAGAAAATTCTATAATTACTTGTGTAAGAGCAGTAGCTACAATAGGGGTTTTGCGAATGTCATCCTTCGCCATATCAATAAAATTATCTACAAGAAACTGTAGGCATTTTTTTGACACTTCTTCATATAGATTTTTTTGCTCTTCAAAAGTAAATTCAGGGTCGAATTTATTTTCATCTATTGTCATTTCTAAATTTCCCATTCCACCGTTTTCGCCAAATATAGTTATTTAATCTAACAATTTTTCCTTCGAACCAATTGACAATTCGTGAATGCCAAAACCAGTGCTTATACCGGCACACCCTAAGAGCCTTCATCTGTCAAGACAGCTAGCTTATGACCCATAGCCATCAACAAGCAATCTAAAATAGCTGCTGTTGGTTGTCTATGACTATTTTCAATGTATGAAATCATGCACTGCCCAACGCCGGACCTTTTTGATAGCTCTGCTTGTGTCAATCCTGTGTCTGTCCTTAGTTGCTTTAAGATAGTATTAAAATTAGAACCTGCATCATAGAGGGAGTACATATTCTTCACTCTCTACCTCTACACATGCTGACCAGATATCCTGGCTTTGAAAAGAAACATGCATCTCTTGGCAGGATTTATAGCTAGAGGTTTTTATCCAAAAATCATTTCCATCTAATATAAATATCAAAAAAAATACTTTTAGCATTTAACCATTCTTCTCTTATATTCTTTTTGTAAATCCCTGTAGCTTATAGCCTTTAGCATATACATCTGATCCCACAATGGTAAGGGAGAATGATTAAACAATTTTTGACATGCTCTAATCAACTCTTCCATTAGTATATGTTGAGAGTGTGTAATATCTCTTGAATATTCTAATCGTGTAAATTCATACACTAATAATCTGCTTTCTTTGCGTGTCCTTCTTCAACAAGCTTCTTATTGATATCAACAAAAATATGTTTTGTTTTCTTACCATCTTTATCGAGTTGTTTTTTTACCGGAACATTTATAATTCCTAAAATTCTACCGTACTTTCCCTTTTTATCTTTTACAGTAGTTAAAAGAAATTTATCTTTCATAAGTACGATTAATCTGAGCTTAGCAGCTTGCCCCGCCCTTTTCTCTTCTAGGTCTTTTGTCCTGGTTTCTGGCGCATCGATGCCATACAGCCTAATGCGCTGGTTCTTTAACCATACACCAAACCCTAAGTCGATGTCACAATCTACAGTGTCGCCATCAACGACCCTTACTAAAGTTGCCATGTAATCAAACATCTACACATGGTCCTCGATAAACTGATATTCTTTGCCCCTAGCTTTAAAGCTACAAATCCCCGGCACGTTTATAGCTCTGAACGCTTTCTTATCTAGATCATAAGCTGTAAGAAAATCACTTTCTTTTAGGTGGTTGGATTTGCCAATTGTACCCTTTAGAACATTCAACCGGCAATTCATCACTCTAGGATCACCATTCATCTTGGTAAACGTAACGGTAAAAATTGTATTACCTACAATTCTTTTCATGCAACTTCCCTTTAAATCTTTAAGGGTGTGGATAATCACCAAAGGTTCTCTAGTTTTCATTATTCTTTCCTTTGCTACTAGGGTTCTTCAACATAGTAATGCTCACACTAAATGTTCTACTGCCCAACTTCATTTCTAAAACAAGCGGTTCATCTTCTTCAAGATCAAATTCACACCACAGGTCGGACCAATATGCATCCTCTTCATCTGGGTTATCAGGATCATACTTGTACATCCTCATATCCCTCTCAACCCGCTGTTCTAGAGGAAGTTTTTCAGATAGAGAAACTATATTGCTCATCGTACCTCATTTCCTATTGAATATCCTAAAAATGGTTATATACTACACCAACCTATAAATCAACCATTAAATTATATGCGTGATCACACATAAATGTCAATATGCGCTCTCACACATAAAACAGGCATATGCTATGAATCTGTGTAACCTGTTGATTTTAAAGAATAAAAATAGTTGTTGACTTATCTACAATTCTGGATTACCCTGTTCTACCCCGCAAGGGGATAATAATACTACTAATACATAACTTAAATCTAAAAGGTTATTATGACTAAAATAAATTACTATAGATTAGACAGACAACCTAAAAAAAGAAACCCAATAGCTAAAGACTTATCAGATAGAGAGTTATTACCTAAAATAATAGATAATAAAAAAAAGAAAAAAGAAAAAAGCAGAAAGAGTTTAAAAAATATTATAAATATCTACAACAATGGTATGGATGTTACAGATGAATTTGAATGATTATCTTATAAATCTTAATCTGTACATAGGAGAAACAGCCAGAGATGAATGTCCTAAGTGCAAAAAAGATAATACGTTTACGGCGACAAATATGGGTTCGTATATACTATATAATTGCTATCATGCAGATTGCAGCTTGTCGGGAAAAATTCAAGAGGGTGTTAATAAATCCAGTTTTAAAACTCCTAAATCTCCGGTAGTAAAAGAAGAGTTTAATGTTAACAACTATTTCTTTGTAGATGTAAATAGAGATGAAAGGGCAATAAAATACCTAAAATCAACAAATTCTTTTGATGCACACCTAGAAAATAGAATTACAGTTGTATAT